CTATTTATTTAGAAATATATTTATATCTATATATTTAGAAAACAGTTTTTTATAATAAATGGTACAAAGTTATATATTTATTTTTAGAAAAAAAAAGAAAAAAATTATTTTTTCCAATGCTTTGTAATCTTTTCAGCACTACGCATACCGAAATAACCACCATAGACCAATAATAATAGTGAAGAAAGTAGGTCTATCCAATTACTATCTATTTTAAAGCCCTCTAATGAACTATCTAAAATAATATATACAAATAGTGTAGCGGTTAAAAAAGCAAGCGTTAATGGTCTTATATTGCGTGTTAAATAGCTATCTGTTTGGTTGTCGCTTACCCACCTCTTTGTGGTTTCTTCCATTTCTAACATATCGTACCGCAGTTCTTCAAGTAGAAGTTGTTTATCTGTTTCTGATAGTTTTTCGTCTTTGCCTATCTTACTTGCAAGGTCTTTTAGCTACTTCCTTACCTTGTTTTACGAGCCATCTTAAAGCGTCGCCTACTCTTGTAGTTCCGTTCTTTTTTTTGTAATCACCCATTCCACCTTGCTTTAGTTTTTCTTATGTCGTAATGTACAAACGTATCGTATAAACCTAAACCACCTTGTAGCATATGCCCCATATCTATTAAGTCCTCTATAATTCTGTATACCTCTGCTGGTTTTAGGCTCTGTATAGTTATGTCTGCTGCTTTGCCTAATAAGTGTTGTGAAGTTTTAGAGCCACCTACCTTTGCGTTGTGGTCTGGGCATCTGTATGCGCTATTGATAGTTATAGGTCTACCAGTATAATCTCTTAAAAACTGTAGTTGTGATGCAAGTTTAATAATGTTCTCATATACCTCTAAAGGCATATCACATCCACCCTTACATTCAAACTCTTGTATTTTAAAGTTCTTTGTCATTTTTCTTCTTCTGCGTTTCGTATATCTTCTGAAACGTATATACAATAGAAGCTAATAAAAGAATAATTTTTAAACTGTTCTCAACGTGCGTAAAGCTAACCCCTAAAGATATAGCATTAAAAAAGGCTAGCCTTATATCTCCTACTGTCATAGCATCAAACTCTTTAGAAAGTTGTTCCATTTAGCAATTTTAGCAATTAACCAAAACTGGAACGCTTCTATTTTATCTGCTATGTATCTTAATCCTTTTACCATTACATTTTATTTTCTTGATAGTTAATCCCATAAAAACTATGTACACCATTACCATCAGTAACCGCAACTGCACTTGACTTCCACCCATACGGATGACTTTCAAGGTCTTTCCAAGCTACGTCTAAATGATACTTGTCACTTAATACTGGTGCTTTTATTTCATTACCCTCTGCATCGTATTCGCCTTGCTCTAAAACTATATGACCAAGTTTTACAATAGCGTGTCCGTGAGTAGCATTGCCCTCATCATCTACCCCTAACGCAGTTATTTTAGCGTCAGAAGTAGACTTGTCTTTAAAGGCATATTTACCAATCTTAATCATCCTCTTTTTTTAGTGTTTCATTGAGTATATTTACAATCTCTTGCGCTTGTGATAATACTGCAATAGGTAGCGTGTTAATGACTTGATTTACTCTTGCGATTTGTTCTTTAGTAATTTCCATAGTTATATTTTTAAGTTATTATGTAAATATACAAATTAACCCTTTAACAATTCAACTTCTGCTTTTAACTCTTGTACTGCTTTAACAAGTACTGGCACAAGTTTTGAGTAGTTTATTCTTAAAGAATCTTCGTTAGAATCATTAACAAGTTGTAAAACTTCATTATCTACTTCTTGTAATTCTTGCGCTATAAACCCAAAACCTATTGTACCTTTTTCGTTAGCTACAAATTCTTCTGTAATAGTAATTGGGTTACCATCTTCATCAAAAGATTCTGTTTCTACTATTTTGGTTCTATTATCCCAAATATATTTTCTTGGTTTTAAACTATTAATAAATTCTAAACCATAAGGTAAATCCTCAATGTCTTTTTTATCTCTTGCATCAGAGGGAGTAGTACCAGAAGCATATAATTTAAGACCGAATGGGGAAGTTGCAGTATCTAACATTAATACATCTCCATTAGAAGCACCACTTTGTAATCCCGGAATTTGTAATACAGTGTGACTTGAATTACCTAATACAATGTAGTTACTTCGCCCGACTGGACTTGTTGCAGCATCTTTACCTATTAAAATACTATTTGAAAACGCTGTTGGAGAACTACCAGAACCAGCATTAAAACCAATAGCAACGTTATCAGCACCAGTTCCACTAAAAAAAGATGCACCTTGCATAGCATCTGTACCTATTGCTACATTATTATTCCCATTATGATAACCTAAACTGTTTTGTCCTATCGCAGTATTAGATGTTGTGTTAGTTACACTTTTACCAGCATCATTACCAATAAAAGTATTATTACTCCCAGATGTTAAAGCATCTCCGCCATCAATACCAAGAACAGTATTGCCTTGAGGATTACCACTTAAACCGCTTGGCACTTCGCCAACATACAAAGAATCTGTATCAACTAAACAATCAGAAAGACCATTTAAGTCTGATGCACCACCACCACCACCAGCATCTTGAAAAGTAAACGAGCCACTTCCGTTTGTTGTTAATACTTGTCCGTTTGTACCATCAGACCCTACGTCATCTAACTCTGTTAAACCTAAAGATACTGCTCCAGTTAAACTGTTTACGCTTGTAACTGGTGCTGCGGGTGCTAAATTAGCTGGGTCAATACGGACGTTATCCGTTCCATCATAACCAACCACAAAATCAACATTTGCTGGGTCAGTTTTTAAAGTAAATTCACTAAATTTTTTATTTGCCATTTTTTTTAAAATTTATTCTATTATTATATATTCGTTTTGTTCTGTTTGTAAAAAGTCGCCATTCTCTGCTAATATCTCAAAGAAAGGTGTAGGTGTTGGGTCTGTATAAGGATAGTAAATGTTTCCCCATCCGCTTACTGTTGGATTACCCCACCAAGTTGTTTCGTATATTTTTCCCCAGCTCATTATATTGTTGTTAGTGTTATTGCTTCCGCTTCTGTTAATACTCTATCGTAAACTCTTGTATCGTATACTTTACCCTCGAAATGATTTGAAACATTTGTATTGTTGCTAAAGTTAAGTCTATCCATTCCACTTGGAACAGTAGCACTTGTATCACTACCGACTAAAGCACCATTAATAAAAAACTTGTATTCATTTTCTTTAAAAGTAACTGCTATTTTATTTCTTTGGTCAAAATTCAAGTTTAAATAACTATCTACTCCACCACTTGATAAAACCCTAACTTGTGTGCCATAATTTTGAAATATAAGCGCAAGTCTATTGCTAACACTCCCATCACTTAAATTTATTATAGTAAAATTTCCACTATTATAAACATAGCTATCAACAAAAAATGTTCCCTCTGTAATGTCAAACAAATCAGCATCGCCACCGTTAAAACATTCGTCTTTTAATCTTGTTACACCATTAATATCATCTACGTTTTTAATATAGCTTGTAGCGTAATCCCCAGCTTCCATCTGTCCACCCCATATAAATATACTACCTACTTCTGGTAAATTTATATTTGAACGAGTAGCACCACCTTGTAATGGATTTGGCGAAGTAGCGGTTATTTTTAATCTATACCAACCACCATCTAATCTATCAAAACTTGCAGTAGCAAGATTGGTATTAAGTGTTTCTGTAGCCATATCAAACGTAACCCTCCCATAATAGTAACTTGCACCACCAGAAATTGTATCAGTCAAATCAATTCTACAAACACTTGTTGTGTCTGCTTTTACATAAAGAGAATAGGTGTATTCTGTGTTTGCAGTAATTTGCAAAAACCCAGTTAATTCAGCAGTAAAATTAGTTTCATCTGTTTCTAATTTGTATGCAGTTAATTCTCCGTTTGGAGATATACTACTGTTTGCGGTTATAGTTACTAAAGATGGTGTACAAGCTGCACCGCTAAAGTTTTCGCTATACGCTTGTATCTTTGTGCGTTGAGGTTCAAGTAAGAGTGAAGGACAATCGCTATTTAACCAATCTAATCTTGGTGTATCATTAACAGTCAGCTCCTCAATAAGACCATCTTTACGCACTCTTGTTGCGTTACCATTACGCTCGTAAGTAAAATCGCCATCTGCATTATTCGGCAAAATAGAATATACAGTAGCAGTCTTATATCCGCTTGGTATTAATGCTAATTTAGGATTTGTCATTTCTTCTCTTTAAATTCTTTGTAAAACCTTTTTTTTTCTTTTTCGCTTTTGCTCTCTATGTACTGTTTTAGCTTATTGAGATTTATTTCTTTTACTTTATACTTCATAAAACCCATCCGTTAAACGTTGTATCTGTGTCTGGGCTGATATCCTCGTTAGTGTTGCTTAAATACTCTGGGAATAAGTTATTGTTAAAACATAAATAGTCTACTAATCGTGTTGAGTAGTAGTTTGCGTATTCCCTTGCTTTTCCAACTAAATAATCTACCTCGTTCTTGTCTACGTTCTGCGCTGTTTCGCTACTGTGTTTAAGTACAGATTTGTTTGTAATTGTATATGCCGCAAATGGTATATAATTCATCTGCGCAAACCAAATTAATGTTGGCTGAATATATGTATTTGTTAATGTCAAATAATCGCCACTTAAACTGTCTGCTATAATGTCAGCACTAATCTTGTTATATAAATCCGTACCTAATAAATTCTGTATGTCTATTTGTTGCGCTACCTTAACAAACTGTAGCATCTTGTCAATGTCTACATTCCCATCAATGATGGAGTTTTTCTTAAGGTCTGTTGTGCTTATAAATAATGCTGTTGCCATTTGTTATTTGTTATAATTAGGATGATGTCCGTTATTAGGCATATCTTTAGGTGCTTTCTTTGCATCTTTCCATCCTCTTGGTTTGCCTTTATAAGATTTAGGTATATCATCAACCTCAACATAATCTTTAATTTTGTCAGATTTTTCTATATACTTTCCGTTTGTTTTTTTCTTTAGCCTATATAGTTGTTCAGCCCAATAATGTCCACAGTTCACACCGCCTTTCCAACGGAACAAATCGTATTTTTTACCCTTATGACCAAAACTCTCATTTACACCCTTATCAGAAGCTGCATCTATATCCTCAATTCTATAAACCATATTACGAGCCATAAGTGCTTTACAAAAAGTTCTTGTATTAGTGCTGCTGTATTTTTCCGCATATCTATAGCGTACTTTATAATAGCTTTTATCTAATACTGAAAAATCGCCTTTTCCTTTTTTAAGGTTTGGTATACTTTCAGCAAACTTTTGTAACAAACTTTTCTTTGGCTCTATTAATTCATTAGCCCAAACATCAATGTCTGTATTATCTTCTGAATATTCTCTTTCTTGAACTAACTCCCATTCTTCGTCTACTTCTTCGCCTTGTAGGTTCTCTAAAATATGGTCGGCTTCGTTGTCTGCTAATTCTCTACTTAACTTAACACCAGTTTCTTCTTCTTTAGTTTCTTCATCCTCTACGTTTTCAAGGTCTGTAAATTCTAAAGGCTGTAAGGTCTTAAAGTATAGTTTTAAGCTAATATTATTGTAAGCTAATATACTATCAAAGGCATCTATTAAAAGTGTCTGAAATGGTCTAATAACGGTGTTATCCATTAGGATAGATGCAGTCTTTAACTCGTCTGCGTTGTTACCTAAACCGCTACTGTCTTTAATACCCAATAACATAGGGCTTACAATTCTATGTGCTACCATTATTTTTTTACCACTCTCATCTGAAAGGAATTGGTATTGGTTATGCGCATCGCTTAATTGTATTGGCTCTATTGTAGCTGCACTCTCTGGGTTGTCGTTAAACGCTAATATAAACTTACCAGCATTACTACTACCGCTAAACTTTTGATATATTCTATTCTCAAGCATTTGACGCTCTTCTGCATTTGGCGTACCGTTGTTAAAGTTGATTAACATACTTGGCGCAAGTCCATTAAGGATGTTGTTTAAGTGGTAGTTAGATATTTCTTCTTCTAACTCTGCATACTGTAAACCACCTTGATAGTCTGGGCTTGAATAGTATTTATAGCCAGCTCTGTAAGGCTTAACATATACAATCTCTATGTTTTCTGTTGAATAACCAAAAGCTGGTATACGTGTGCAATCGTCTGCTTTTTTTACTTTACTCCAATCATCAGAATAGTAGTAAGCCTCTATCTCGCCTTTGTCGTTGCATTTCTCTGCTCTTAAGTTCTCTACTGGAATATGCTCTACTTGCGCCACAGTCTTGCGGTCTTTTGAGTATATAACTTGCATAGAACATTGACCCATTAATTTAAGGTCATAGCATAACTTACGCACACAATCCTTGTGAAATAAAGACATCATTTTAGCGTATGCTTCTGGCTTCTTACTGCTGTTTAAAGCATCTAATCCTTTGCCATATATCATTTCGCTAACTCCGTTAATAATAGCGTTGTTTGTTGGGCTACCATTGTATCGGTCTATTAGGTATGCGAAGTAATTGTTATCTGCGCCATAGCTAACCCATTCCTTATTGCTTTTCTCTACAATTTGTGGGCTTGTATAGGTGCTTAAATTTACTACTCTTAAATCGTTCATAATATAATGTAATCGTTATCAAAACTATCTTCTTGTACATACTCATCTTTGTTAATAGAGTAGTAGTTGTTAGTAGTTTGGTTTATTGTTTGGTCTGTGCAAAATACTTTGTCTTTGTATATTACCGCAGTTCCGTTCTTAACTTCTAATATGTAAAAATCGCCTTCTGTTAGCGTTCCAAAAACCGCATCAAAACTCATATAATTACCATCAGTTGATGCAGTAGGAGTTAAGTTTACGTTTGTACCAGTACTTTCGCTTGTAAGATTTACTGTTATACCACCATTAATATATTGTCTTGGTATTATCTTAAAGGTCTTATTTCCGTTTGTGCCTATTAGCTTCATATTAATATATAAACAAAACTAATTTATTTTGTATTGTAAGGCATAAAAAAAGGGCTATCCGTTAAGATAACCCTAAATTTAAAACCCTAATTGTGATTATGCAGTTGGGTCGATTTGTGAAGCAGAAGCATCAGCAGTAATTACTGACCCAGTCACAAAGTAAGGCGGTGCAGTTTCTTGCGCTACCGCTGTGATTGTATACCCAGTTAAATCTCCCATTGCAGCACCAGTTACAATAGTACCACTGGCTTCAGCACCGTGTTCTAATCCCATAAGAAAATAGTTTCCGTTGTAGTCCTCTATTGCAATGTGTGGT